TTCTTTTGATACTTTCATACTGACTAACTTATCTGGTTTGTCTATGGTGACAGTAGGTTTTTTTCTTGCCTTTGCCTTTGCCATAACTCTATCCTTGGCCTCTGATGCTTCCTTGTTAGGGCCGTCATATGCCATTGCACCTTTCTGCATTCTTGGTGCATTCTCAAGATACTGACTAACGTAATTATATTCTGTCTCTTCTTTCTTAGACTTAGAAGCACTCTTCATTGGTTCTGTCTTGTTGCCATCACCATCTAGATCAAGGAAGTCTGGTTTAGATCCTTTAGATGCTTTACCATTCTTGCCATTACCATTCTCTTCTTTGTCATCAGTCTTCTTTCCTTTCTTCTTATCAATGTATGCTTGAAGACCAGCATTCATCTTCTCATCTATAGATTCTTCCTTCATATGGTCAGCAGCCTTATACATGGGCTTACCAGTTTTCACATTCTTCTTACCTGCTTTATATCCTTGGTATGCAGGAGTATTGCCTTTCTTATCAGCATTAGTAACTATCATCGCTTCATCAACGTCTGGAGTAGACATCTTTTGATAGATTGCATTCAACTCTGACAATTCTTTCATTAAGCCCATTTGAAATCTTCCAAATCTTTATTCTAAGGAATATTTATAGATCTCCCGTTTTACGATTCTCAGATTTATGCACATCAAACTCTCCACCAGGATACCTTGCCTTGAGTTTTTCTACATTCATTTCAATAATTTCATCAAATGTAGTATCAAGTGCCATACAGGCTTGAGCAATATACCAACAGATATCTCCTAGTTCTCTCTTCATATGAAAGACATTATCTTCATTGTATGGTTTACCTTGTAGTATTATCTTCTTTACTACCTCAGTAAACTCACCAGACTCAGCAGCAAGACCGAGTGCAGCAGTGAGTAGATGTGGTATATCACAATCTGCTTCTGCCTCTAGTTCTGATAAACGTCTAAGAAGATCTGCAAAGTTACTACTTGCAGGGCTAGTTACACCTGCAACGAAGTCAAGATACTTTTCTGTGTCTACTGTCATAATTAAAAACTTTGTAAATTACTTTCGGGTAGTTCTTCCAATACAGGTTCAAAAGGAAGTCTTTCTTTTGCTTTTGGCAATCCTTGTTGGCCAGGTAGTTCGCCTTCATACTCTGCAGTTACATCAACAATATATGGTGGTAATGGTTTAGGAGCATCTCTCCTTCTGTATGTAAACCCTTCACCTTCATGTAACTCTACAGTTCTAATTGCATATTTTTCATGACTGCAATCACAATATTTTTCTCCTTTATGATCATATACAGACCAGTAGGGATAAAAATGATCAGGTATGGGCATTAAAATTTAAACTCCGCAAAAGATTTTTTAAGTTTACTTTCCTTCTCATTATACTGTTCTTCTTGGCCGCTGTCAACAATATCATTCTGTGCTTTTTGTTCGCAATCATATAGTCTCATCTTTGCACGATCAATACCAATGACAAATCTTTTATTAATTGTAGGGTCATTATATCTGTTCTTCAATTGCTTAACCATAATCTGATTCAACGCTTCCAACTCCTCAGTAGATATAAGAGCAAACATAAGATCAGCAGTTGCAGGAAGGCCAAATGACTCAGAGGTATCGGTAAGATCAACATCAGAACTAGCGAAACCAGAGCGAGTGGTTTGAGTAGCGGATACAATCGGGAGATTCGCTTCCACCGCGAGACCTCGTAACTCTTCCGCGATTGCTTTGATGTATGAATACGAGTTGACATTATTGTTTGTTCTGTATCTGGATGATGCACATATATTAAGATAGTCAATGAATATTATATCAGGTCTAAACGATTTCTTCAATGCTAGTTCATTTAACAATCCCTTGAAGTGGCCTGAGTGTGCTGCTGCTGTAGGATATTCTTTTATGATTAATGATCCTTGTGTCTTTTTACTAACACCAGTCACCTTATCCTCATACATTACTTTTGGTAAATCTGTAATGTCTTGAATATTAACATTTAAAAGATTAGCATCAATCCTCTCCGCAATCTTCTCTTCAGCCATCTCCAACGTGATATAGAGAACGTTTTTACCTTGGAGTAAAGCAGAACTGGCAAAATGACACATAAACAAAGACTTACCAACCCCAGTGCCAGCAAGAGCGATATTAAGCGTTTTATTCGGTATGCCACCCTTTGTGATCTTGTCAAAGAACTCCAGATCAAAGGGTAATTTGTCTTCCTTCCTGTGGTAAGATTCATAACGTTCCTCATAATCTAGTAAATAATCGTGCCCTACATGACTATCGAAAGACACAGCCAAAGCATCAGAGAGAATAGTAGGAATAGCATCCCTTCCTTTGGTGTCATCTTTTCCATCTGCTAACTGTATTGATTCCATCAGTGCCAAATATATAGCACGATCTCGACACCACTTTTCTGTAGTGGTGACTAACCATTCATACTCTGATGGTTCATCATCGAGACTTGATATTAGATTAGTAACATCTTTGAATGATGAATCATTTATATCAGATCTTTTCTCTGCTTCTATGCAAAGTATTTCTTTTGTAGCAGGTTTATTATATTGTTCTACAAAACTAAAAATCTCTTCAAACACAATTTTCTGAGTCAAGTCTTCAAAGTAATCTGCCTTTATAAAAGGAATTACTTTACGAACATACTCTTCATTGTGAAGAAGATTCTTTAAAATTAAAAACTCTATGTTATCCATGAGGCACATCAAAAACAAAAGTTATCCTAGTTTCATCACCAAGATTCACAGTGCCGTGAGGCATCTTATTATTAAACCACAGTAATGTGCCAGCGTCAACAATGATGTCTTCATTTCCTACAAAATACTTATACTGGCCCTGTATCGATAAATGATATCTATCTTTATCAAGATAGTAAGTTCCCTCATCTATATGTGCTCCAACCATCTCACCTACAGGTAAAGCAAGGAATCCACAACGACGATAGTTGGGATAATTTTTATTTAAAAACTTTCTTACTTCAGAATGTTTTTTATATGCAGGAGTCTTGGTACATATCTCAGTATCACCAACCTCTTCACCAGGTGTTGTAACACCACCCATCACCAATTGAAGGACATCAACTGATGTAATATACTCATGAGGATCTTTTAACTTAACATCTTTAAGCTTCTGCTGTGATCCCCAATCCTCTGGATATTTTTCTAATTGTTTTCTTATCTTAGATACGTTTATTCCTGTCTTTATAACCCTTATGTTCCTCATAAACCATAACTAAACTCTTTATGTGCTATCTCATCTAATGCTTGCATTACTTCTGGTGTAAAATATTCATCTGGATTAGCAAGTATCTGTTTACCATATACTTTCTTTCCATTGATCTCATACCTACCTGCAACATTCTTCCATATACCACCTATCTCTCCTAATTCTAAGAGACCATAGTATCTATCAAGACCTCTCTCATCAAAGTAGAGTCTTACTTGAACTTCTTTATTCTCTTTACTTAGACGCGATTTAGCAGTCTTTGCTTTGATAATGTTTCCAACGACTTCTTTACCATCCTTCTCCTTTTTACGGCTGAGATAAATGATCGTGCTTGCTGCGTACTTGAGGCCGCTACCGCCTCCCATTTCTTTAGTAGGGATGTAAGATCCAATGACATCGTATGTGTGGTTTGTGACTATGAGTGGAATGTTTGCTTGACCAAGTTTCAATGTGAGCATTCTAAATGCACCTTTGACCAATTGTGATTTGGTCATATCACGAACTTGTTTGTCGTCTAGTGCATCTCTAATCTCTTTCTCAGTGGAAAGCATACCTAAAGAGTCTAGCACAAACATACAAGGTTTGCGATCTTCTGTGTCGGTCTTTAAATATATATCAACTGCCTTTAGTGCTCTGGTTCTGAACTCTTCTATCGTTACTACATTAACAACTACAAGACGATCTAAGTCAATGCCACGACTTGCGAGTAAAGACTTATTGACAGCGGCTTCAGTATCGAAATATAAGCAATAACCATCAGGATTAGAATCAAGGAAGTTTTTGACAACCGCAAGAGAGAAGAAAGTTTTTCCAGTAGAAGATTCACCAGCAATTGCAGTGATCTTGTTATTAGATACACCGCCAAATATAGACCCTGATATAAGTCCATTAAAAATGTACGAACCTGTGTCAACATAAGTTTCAGTCTCGTCAATATCGGATGCGAGTTGGGTGTAGTCATTTCCTATTTCTTTTACTATCTCTTTCAGAAAATCCATAATTACTTTTTAAATTTATGATAAACCTCAACGTAAGATTCACACTTTGGGCATGTTAGGTTTGTAACCATATCATACTCCATACTCTCATCTTCGTCAATGTCATGATCCCCACCCCAGATGAGTTCAGTATTGCAGTGCCAACAGTTCATTATATAAAAGGTATGTGTGGTTTATTTTTTAATATCTTTTTCAGTATTTTATTCCAAGGTATAAGACGATCAATAGAATAGTCTCCTGCACCTATACAAAGAATACAGAATGCTCCTCCAAAGTATAGCACAAGAAGTTCTAGTAGGTAGATATTGAAACCTGCTGTAACAATAGCATGATATATGGCAACTGATATAGTTCCTATAATTGTTAGTGAAGCAAACCTTGAAAGTAATCCTGCGATCAACAACCAACTACCATAGATCTCAGAGTATGCTGCTATGTATGATGATATTATTGGAAACGGTAATCCTATAGGTTTTACAAATGCATCAGCAAAATTTTGTATGTCTGCTGTTTTTTCATAACCATGATGTATTAACATAGCTCCTATCGATATTCTGAGTATCAATAAACCAAATGATTTAATCATATGCCTAATAATTTTCTTTGTCTGTCAAA